AGGTGCTAAAGGCAACATCCCTGCTATGCTTAATGGGGATGTCCTTGAAGTAGCCAACCAGTTAGGAAAAGACCCATCTGACGTAACAGTAGATGGTAAGTCCTATAAGGTGTTATCTAGTTCAGTAGATGAAAGAGATGACATTATTACAATCAAACTTGCAATGGCAAGTACAACAAAGGAGAAGTCAGATGACAAACCCACTAAAGGGCGAGATTGAGATAAATTTAGGCGGTAAGACCTACAAAACAAGACTTACTGTAGATTCTATTATGCAAATAGAAGAAGAGTTAGACTGCGGTATTATAAAGTTAGCCACTAAAATGGCAGAAGCAGATATAAGGATGTCACATATTGTTGCAGTCCTTCATCCTGCTTTGCGCGGTGGTGGTAATAATGTTGACAGAAAACAGGTTATAAAACTTGTTAGTGAGACAGGAGTTATAAAATCTACTGCCGCAGTAGCAACATTACTAACACAAACCTTAACAGACAATGAAGCTGAAGAAGATGAGGGAAAGCCTCAAGAGGTGGAGAGTCTTTAGACTCTTTACCTGTAAGAAGGTATTTCAGTATATGTGTTGGCATGTTAAATCTTTCTCCAAAAGATTTTTGGAATATGTCACCTATAGAAATTTATTTGGCTTTGGAAGGATTTGTTGAATTCAACGGAGGAGAAAAAGATAAACCATTAACTAATGATGAATTAGAAGATTTGATGGAATTATATCCTGATTAAATATGGCAACAGTAGATCAACTTGTAATTGAGATCAAAGCAGAGACCAGAAAATTAAAAAAAGGTCTTGATGATGTTAATAAAAAGCTAGGTAAAACCGAAAAAACAGCTAAAAAAACTAACAAAACTTTTGGAAAATTAGGTGGTGCTGTTGCTGCTATTGGATTTGTTGCATTAACTGCAAGTCTCATAAATACAATCAGAAAATTTGAAGATTTAGAAGCTACTCTGCGAGCCGTAACAGGTAGTACAGAAGCAGCAGCGCAATCTTTTAAATTAGTAAGAGCCTTTACGGCTAGGACAGTCTTCCAAGTTGATGAAGTAGCACGTTCATTCATTACACTAAAGCAAGCAGGTATTGTACCTACAAGCGAAGTATTGCAAGATTTTGGTAATTTTGCAGCAGGTATGGGCAAAAGCATTGAGCAATTAGCACAAGCAGCTTTTAATGCCACGACAGGCGAAATGGAAATGCTCAAACAATTTGGTGTTATAGCAAGACAACAGGGAGACAAAATTACAGTCACATTTGATGGTGTAACCAAAACCATAGATAGATCAGGCGAATCAATAATTGGTTTTTTACGCGAAATAGGACAGACAACATTTTCAACAGCCATTGAGGAAAGATTCAAAACTTTATCTGGTGCTATAGCAAACTTGAATGATGCGCTTGATTCGTTTCAAGTCAGAATAGGTGAATCAGGTGCGACAGAAGGTATGGTAAATTTTACAAAAGAAACGACAAGATTGGTAGAAGCATCTGATCCTATAGCAGACACCCTTGGTGCTGTGGGCAACAGTTTTCTAAGAGTTGGTTCGTTTATAGTTGGTTCTGTAGCATCTCTTTTTGAATTTGCACAAGGTGCTAAAGATACAAAAGATGATCTAGAAGAATTAGATAGAAAATTAAAAGAACTAATAAAAACTAACGTAGATTTTAAAGCAACTCTGACACCAGATGAAAAATCAGAATTTGCCTTGTTTGAAAAACTAAACAAAGACATGAGAGATGCTAAATTCAGTTTAGAAAAATTAGTAGCTAATGATTTTGCTGATCTTTCAAGAATAATAAATAAGGTTGCTGATGAAAAATTAAAAATACACCTTAGTCGTGTAGAAGATGAAGTGACTGATGCAATGAGAAATACAACTAGAGAAGAAATTGTAAGAAGTATGTTAGGAGGTATGACTTTAGAAGAATATAAAGAAGCAGTTTCATCTTTTTTAACCGAAACAGATGAACTTTCAGAAGGAATTATATCAATGCAAAGGGCAATAGTGTCATCTTCAGAACAGTTTACTTCTAATTTCGTTGATTCCTTAATGAATGGACAAAACTCACTACAAGCATTTAAAGACTTTTCAAAACAAATTGTAAGTCAAATAATAACTATCTTTTTGCAGATGGAGGTTATCAACAGAATACTAGCAGCAGTTTTCCCAAGTTTAGGACTATCATACGGAGGTATAGTAACTCCTGCAGGTGGTGGTACAGGAGCAGCCGCTACAAGAAGCACAGGAGGCGGAGGCGGAGGCTTTATGGCAGGCGGTGGCACAGTCCAAAAAGGCAGACCCACACTGGTAGGAGAACGTGGTGCAGAGATATTTGTTCCTAATACTGGAGGCAATATCATGAACAACATGAATAGCAAGAACGCTATGGGCGGTGGTTCTCCTATCATAGTCAATCAATCTGTAAACTTTGCTACTGGTGTAGTGCCAACAGTGAGAGCAGAAGTACAGAAGATGTTGCCACAAATATCAGACGTTACAAAGGGTGCAGTGCTAGAAGCAGCAGTGCGTGGCGGTTCATTTAGAAAAGGATTAATAGGTCGTGGCTAGATTAATACCAATGCCTACTACTCCTAACTTTGTTAGAAGTAATTTCAGTCTATACAGGGCAATAGGACAAACAGCTTCACCATTTACAGGCAAGCAACTAACACAAGAATATGATGCAGTATATTGGACTGCAGATGTAACTCTTCCTGCAATGAACAGAACACAAGCTAAAGAATGGCAATCTTTCCTACTGCAATTAAAAGGCACTACAAACCATTTTAAGTTTGCTGACCCTGATGCCCTAACTAACACAGGAACATTCAATACAACGCATTTACTGGGCGATAAGAGGGTAGATAACACCAACGTAGCCTTACAGGTAACGAATGGCAATACTTTTACAGCAGGTGCAAGTACATTTGGTAGCGCAGTAGTCGGAGATTTTATACACGTTACTGGTTTAGCTAATGAAGAAAATAATGGAACACACAAGATAACAACAAAGACGAGTGCAACAGTAGTCGTAGTTGATAGTGTTTTAACAAATGTTAGTTCTACTTCAGGCTGCAAAGTACAACAGAACGTAAAGGGTGCTACAGGATTATCATTAGACACCACTAGCAGTTTTACAGGCACAATTAAGAAAGGTGACTATCTTGGTATAACAGCAGGCACAGCCACAACTGCAAATCCAGTACAGTTAGTTATGGTAGTAGAAGATGCTACTCTCACAGATGCAAGTCCTGATAGATACTCTGTACAGATAGAACCAAAACTAAGATCAGATTTAGCAGACAATAAATTTGTTATATTCCAAAATCCAAAAGGCTTGTTTAGATTGCAAGCTAATACTGTAGATTGGGATGCAGATAGAGCATCATTATATGGAATAAGTTTTTCTTGTATTGAGGTAGTGTAATGGCTACAAGACAAGGTGTAGATACAGCAATATCCAACAGACTTGGTGCTGATGCACAAACAATGTTCTTTGCTATCAAGGCAGAGTTTGACACTGACGATATAAGGGTTTGGTCAGGTACAGATGATATAACAGTCAATTCAGAAACATACACAGGAGCAGGCTCACTGTTATCTATAAGTGGTGTAGAGGAAGATTTAGAACTCAAATCTAGTGGTTTAACAATAGCTATATCAGGCATGGATGCAACTGTCCTTGATTATGCTCTTACAGAAAATTATCAAAATAGACCAATAACTTTATTCCTAGGTTTTCAAATGGGTGGCTCTAATGAAAGTGCAGGTGAACTTACTTTGTTTAAAGGTCGCATGACTTCACTGACAATCTCTGATACACCTGACGGAGCAACAATTACTATTGATTGTGAAAATAGATTAGTAGATTTGGATAGACCTTCCAACCTTAGATACACTTTAGAATCTCAACAGTTCTTAAATAACGGCGATACAGGCTTTAACAGAGTCCAACAGTTAGCAGATAAGCAAATAGCATGGGGACAGAAACAAGATAATAGTGGTGTAGGTGGTGGTAGTTACGGAAGCAATGATCCTAGTGATTACCAATCTAGAATGTAGTCATGAAGAAAATACCAGACTGGGAAATATCTTTTGATGCTTATGTAAATAGAAACATAAACACACCTTTTGAATGGGGTAAGTGGGATTGTGTAATGTTTACTAATGGTTTTATAAAAACTATGACTAAAAAAGATCTTTTGCCTAATACATGGAAATGGAAAACAGAAGAACAAGCCATGCAGAGTATTTTTAAATATGGCAAAGGAAAAGGATTGGCAGCAGCAATAGACAACGCAATAAAAAAAACTACAGGTATCAATACAATAGAACCTGCTTACATTACAAAAGGAGACTTTGGAGTTTACAAAGAAGAAAGTGAACTAGCTTGTGTCTTTGATGGAGTAAGTGCTTTAGGTGTTAATGATGATGGTTTAGTAGTCAAGCAAAATGTTGATGTTGTGAAAGCTTGGAGGATAGATGGCTAAGGCTTTTAAAGCTGCAATTACAGCAGCATTTGTAGTATTTGTAGTAGCAGCTACAGGTAGAATAGATATAGCTTTTTCACTTTTTAACTTAGGTTCTGCTGCTTCTTTAGCTGTCTTTACATTTGGCACAACTTTTCTTTCTTCTGTTATAGCAGGTATGACCTCCAAAGGTATAAATGCCACAGGCGGTAATTTTGGAACTAAGTTTGCTGCACGCGCACCTACTGCACCTAGACAACTAATATATGGCAAGTGTCGTGTCGGTGGAACAATAGTACACATGGAAACAACAGGCACAGATAATTTTTTATTACACGCAGTTGTTGTTCTTTCAGGTCATGAAATAGAAAGCTTAGAAAGTGTAAGGTTAAATGATGTAGACCTTACTACTAGCAGCAGTACTATAAGTGGTTCAACTGTTTTTACTGTAACCAATTCAGAATTTTCAAATACAGAAAACGAAAATAAATATGACAGCAATGGCAGATTGGTTAGGTTTTCTTTTCAAGATGGTTCACAGACTGCAGCAAATGGTTATGCAGTTGCACAAAGTTCTCTAGTATCAACAGATAAGTTTTTAGATTGTGCATACGTCTACATTCAAATGGTGTTTGACCCTGAAAAGTTTGGGGGTGGTATGCCTAATATGTCTTTCGTAGTTAAAGGTAAAAAAGTTTTTGATCCTAGAGACAGTAGTACCGCATGGAGTGATAACCCTGCTTTGTGTATAAGAGATTACATAACAGATACGACCTATGGATTAAAAGCTTTAAGTGCAGAGATAAACGACACAACAAACGCAGGAGGTGTTGCAGCAGCAGCCAGTGCTTGTGAGGTTGCAGTTACTCTAGCAAATGGCAGTTCAACAGAAGAAAAGTACACAGCAAATGGATTCACTAGCTTTGGTGCTAGTGGCAATGGTGTAATAGAAGGACTACTCAGTGCTATGGCAGGCAAGATGTCCTATACCAACGGACAGTTTAATATCTTTGCAGGAACAACACAGACACCTTCCTTAACTATTACAGATGATAATCTGTTAGCACCTGTCAATGTTTCTACTAAGAGTGGCACAGGAGAGTTATACAATACGGTCAAGCCTATATATGTAGACTCTACTAATAACTTTATAGCAGCAGATGCACCTGTATACCAAGACTCTACGTTCTTGACAGAAGATACACCTAACGGAACAACAAACGATAAACCCAACTATGTAAAACAGATGGAGAAGCAGTTGCCATTTACAGTTACACATACAATGGCGCAACGTATAGGAAGGCTTGCTCTTAAGAATCAA